CTACTTACAATAGAGTATTAAACGCAATAACTAATAATTAAATTAATTTAAAATGGCAACAACAACTTCAATAACTACTACTTACGCTGGTGAATTTGCTGGGAAATATATTTCTGCAGCTTTGTTATCAGGTAAAACTTTAGCAGAGGGGAATATTACAGTAGTACCTAATGTTAAGTATAAACAAGTAATGAAAAAAGTGGCAACAGATGGAATCGTTAAAGACGCAACTTGTGACTTCGATGACACTTCAACACTTACTCTTACTGAAAGAATCTTAACTCCAGAAGAGTTTCAAGTAAACCTTGAGTTATGTAAAAAGGATTTTAGAAGTGACTGGGAAGCAGTACAAATGGGATATTCTGCATTTGACAACTTACCATCTAGCTTCTCTGACTTCTTAATTGCTCACGTAGCAGATAAGGTAGCACAAAGAATCGAAACTAACATCTGGACAGGTACTAACGCAACTACTGGTCAGTTTGATGGATTTATTACTACTTTAGGTGCTGATAGTGACGTTAATGATGTAACAGGTACTGCTTCAACAGCAGCTAACATTATTACAGAGCTTGGTAAAATTGCTGATGCAATTCCAACAACAGTATATGGTTCAGAAGATATGACTATCTACTTACCATCTAATATGTATAGAAACTACATTAGAGCTTTAGGTGGATTTGGTGCTTCAGGATTAGGAGCAGCAGGTACTGACAACAAAGGTACACAGTGGTATAACGGTGGTGCTGGTCTTCAGTTTGATGGTATTCAAATTGCATTAGCTCCAGGATTATCTGACAACGATGCTGTAGCAGCACAAAAATCAAACTTATTCTTCGGTACAGGATTACTTTCTGACCAAAATGAAGTAAAAGTAATTGATATGGCTGATCTAGACGGTTCTCAAAATGTGAGAGTTGTTATGAGATTTACTGCTGGTATCCAGCACGGACTTGGTGGTGAAGTGGTATTATACGCTACATCATAATAAAATAATTGTTCAACTTAAGAAAGGGTAGGTAAGCCTTGAGCCTACCGCCCTTTTTTTATATAAAAAATAAAAAATTATGGCTTGTGATTTATCATTAGGAAGAAAAGAACCTTGTAAAGATGTCGTTGGTGGAATAAAAAACGTATATTTCATTGACTTCGGAGATATGACTTTAACTTTTGATTCAACAGATACAGATGTTATAGAGTCTGTAGGAAGTTCTATTGCTTCTTTTAAGTATGAAGTGAAAGGAAACTCATCTTTAGAGCAAACAGTAAATTCTTCAAGAGAAAACGGAACAACTTTTTATGAGCAAACATTAAATTTAACTCTTCACAAATTAACGAAAGAAGACAACAAAGAATTAAAATTAATGGCTTATGGAAGACCTCACGTTGTTGTAGAAGACTATAATAAGAATTTAATGATTATGGGTCTTGAAAACGGTGCAGATGTATCAGGTGGTACAATTGTAACTGGTGCTGCAATGGGAGATTTAAGTGGATATACATTAACTTTAACTGGAATGGAAACTATGCCAGCTAACTTTATAGAAAAGACAGCTCCTACTGAAGCTGTATCTACTACTCTTACAAACGCAGGATTTGCTACACCAACTGCAGGTACTAACTCTTAAACATAGAGTGTTCTTAAAATAAAGAGGGGACTTTTATAGTCCTCTTTTTTTTTGAACAAGATTAACCTTTATAAGTTATATAGGTATGATAAGATTATCACCAACAACATCATCTCAAACAATTAGTATAATTCCAAGAGCATATACAGTTGCTAGTGATTTATCTATGGTTATCGTAGAAGACGGTACAAGAAAAACTCAAACTATAAATAGTATTACATCTTCTTTATCATCTAATGGTAATTACTTGCAGATGTCTGTGGCTTTTAGTATTTTAACAGCTGAAAACAGCTATTCTTTTGAGTTAAAACAAGGAAGTACTTTATTATATAGAGGTAAAGCATATTGTACATCACAAACAGATAATACAACAGACCACACATTAAATAGTAATAAGTATAATGAATATGTTGGAACAGATACAGATGACCAAAAATATATTGTAATATGAGCAAAGTAAAAGTAATAAACCTATCAGGTTACGAAGTGCCAAGTATAAAAGAATCAACTAGATATGATTGGGTTGAATATGGTGATAACAATAACTATTTTGGGGACATAATAGATAGATATACAGGTAGTCCAACAAACTCAAGATGTATAAACGGTATTACAGATTTGATTTATGGTAGAGGATTAAACGCAACAGATTCAGAAGATAATGCTCTTCAGTTTGGACAAATGCAACAAATACTTAAAGATGTAGATGTAAGAAGAATTACGGGAGATCTAAAGTTATTAGGTCAAGCATCTATACAAGTTGTATATAACAAAAGGAAAACAAAAATAATGCAGTTAAAGCATTTTCCTACAGAAACATTAAGAGCAGAGAAAGCAAAAGATGGTCAGATAAAGGGGTATTATTATCATCCAAAATGGAGTGAAATAAAGCCTTCTGATAAACCTAAAAGAATACCAGCATTTAAGTTTGGTAAAAAAAGTGAAAATGTAGAGATATATTGTATTAAGCCTTACAGAGCAGGTTTTTATTATTACTCTCCTGTAGATTATCAAGGATGTTTACAGTATTGTAATTTAGAAGAAGAGGTTTCTAATTATCATATCAACAACATACAAAACGGATTACAACCTTCTTTATTATTAAACTTCAACAATGGTATTCCAGGTGATGAAGCACAAGAAATGATAGAAAGAAAGATCTATGAAAAGTTTAGTGGTAGTTCAAACGCAGGTAGATTTATATTAGCATTTAACGATAATGTAGAAAATCAGTCAACTGTTGAACCTATTCACTTACCTGATGCACACGCACAATATGACTTTTTAGCTAAAGAGTCAAGAGAAAAGATAATGATTGGTCACGGTGTTGTTTCTCCAATACTTCTTGGTATTAAAGATAATACTGGTTTTGGTAATAATGCTGAGGAATTAAGAACAGCATCTGTTTTGATGGATAACATTGTAATAAGACCATTTCAGACCCAACTAATCAACTCATTTAATGAGCTGTTATCTTTTAATGGTATAAACTTAAACTTATACTTTGTTACTCTACAACCAATTGAGTTTACAGAGCTTGATAATATTGAGACAAAGATTAAAAGAGAGGAAGAAACTGGTGAAAAACTGTCAAGTGAAGAGAAAAATGACTTTACAGATGAAGAAGGGGATGATTTACTAAATCAGTTAGAAGAATTAGCTGAAAAAGTAGATGCAGATGACTGGGAATTAGTACATACAGAGAAAGTAGAAGACACAGAGAAAGAATTTGATTTTACAAGTCTTTCTATGCCTACTGATAAAGATGCTAAACCTAATAAGGTCTCATCACAAGATAATTCAACATATAAGGTTCGTTATTCTTATGGTCCTATAAGAAAATCACCTAATAGCAGACGTTTTTGTCAAAGAATGGAGCTTATTAGTGAAAAAAACTTAGTATTTAGAAAAGAAGATATAAATATGATGTCTTTTAAAGGAATAAATAAAGAATTAGGTCATAAAGGACAGAACTATTCATTATTTAAATATAAAGGCGGTGTAAATTGTCAGCATTATTGGGAAATGAAGGTGTATAAGAAGAAGGTTTCAGATAGTAACCTTGTTAGTGAGTCAGAAGCAATAAAAGATGGCTTAAAAGAGCCTAAAAACCCTTCAGAGATAGGAATTGCACCTAAAGATATGGCAAACAGAGGACATCATCCAAATTATAAGAAATGAAAGCATTATTTATAACATTAGAAGAATTAAAAAGAAAGTCTATTATAGATGGAAATGTAGATACTGATAAACTGATACAATTTGTAGAAGTAGCTCAAGATACATATATACAAACACAATTAGGTACAGCTTTATATAACAAACTACAATCAGATGTAATTGCTAGTTCTTTATCTGGAGACTATTTAACACTTGTAAACACATATTTAAAACCAATGCTTATTTGGTTTAGTCAATCAGAATATATGAAATATGCAGCATTTCAGATTAGCAATGGAGGTGTATTTAAACATAGATCAGAAAACAGTGATTCAGCATCACTTGAAGAGATAAACAATTTAGTACATCAAGCTAAAACCACTGCAGACTTTTATACACAAAGATTTATTGATTATATGGATTCAAACAGTGAGCTGTATCCTGAATTTATAACTAATCAAGATGGTGGAATGTATCCAGAGAGAGATCAAAATATGACGGGATGGGTATTGTAAAGAAGAAAAAAACATACAAGCCTAAGAAAGAGAACGAAATTAAATTAATGAGTTATATAAAAAAGATAAAAAATGTCATTTGGGTCAATATATGATGATAGTTGGTTTGGAAATGATAGTGAATCTAATAATTGGGGAATAATTTATCCAGTATAAGAAAATGGGATTTGGTTCAGTATATAGTGTAAGTTGGTTTGGTAACGTAAATGAAGCAAATGGATGGGGTATAATTTATCCGTTTGATGCAGATGGTTCATACTTGACAGTAGATACGACATTATTTAGTGCAGATAGCACAACTTTAACAGCAGACGCAACAGTATATTAAAATAAAATAAAATGGCAAAACAAACAATAAATATAGGTACTTCGGCAA